AAACCTTAAGGATCCTTGCGTATCACCGCCGGTTGAAACAACAAACGGTGTACCAGTTGCGCCTGTCTTAATGCGAGCAGAACCAGCAACATCTAGCAAGAAGCTAGGCGACGAAGTCCCCACGCCCACGAGCCCTGCGGAAGTGATGCGCAGGCGTTCGGTGTTGTTGGTTGCAAATGCAAGGGAGGTATTTTCTTGGTTATTAATAAGTGCGTAACCGGCGCTGCTGTAACCAACATCTAAGCCATTTGCAAGAAGGCCAGTAACATTAAAACGAGCAAAAGAAGATGCTGAGCCGAATACTTCTAGAGACCTTCCAGGGCTCGAAGTCCCCACGCCCACGAGGCCAGCGGCTGTTATACGCAGTCTTTCGATGTTGTTAGTAAGAAATACTATTGGTTCGTTTTCGGAGTTTTGAAGGCGCAAATCGGCTGTGCCACTGGGCCTACCAATAAGCGATCCGACAAGCGCGTCCCCAGTTTTTGCAAACTGGATAAAGTTGTTTCCATTGTTAATTATATTAAGCGGATAACTCGAGATTGGAGTTGCTCCAATACCAACAGTGCCACTCGCATTCACAAACAACCGGCCCGTGCCACCCGTTGCTACGGAAACCTGATCAGCGCCTGGGCTGTAGATGCCGGTATTTAAGTCACCAACAAACGTCAGTGGTGGTGCGCCAGCTGTGCCAAGCGGCATAATCAGCTGACTCAGCGGATAGGTGCCGCTGGAAGGAATCACGCCTAAATAACCCAGGCTATTCCAAGCCGTCGATCCATCACCGACCTTCCAGTAGCCAGTATCCGATTCAATGCCTATCTCACCAGCGAGTAGCGTCGGGTTGGCGCTAGTCCAGTTGGCAGCCGTGTCACGCCGTTGTTTCTGAAGGGCCGATAGCGTGATGCTCATAATGCTCCAGTTGGGCTGATGATGTAGTCCCTGGCAGGCGTTGCCGCTGCTCCTCCTGCATCTAGTGTATAGGTTCTTGCCGGTGTCGCGCCAGCCAAACCACCATCAATTATTAGGTCGCCTGTATTGATTGGAATTGTCTGGAGACCTACCTCAACCGTAAAGCGGTCAAAACTTACGTCAGTAATGCTCGGGGGTCCTACGTAACGCCACCCGTAGTCACTAAGCAATGGAATGGGCGGATTGACATAATCGCCCCACATTTCAGCTGTGAGATAAAAAATGTCGTAACTACCTTTTGCATTTACATAGTGTGTCTGAATCAAGTTAACTTGCGGTTCTGTTAAGTATTCAAAAGTAACCTGCAAACTTTGATCGATTCTACGGTTACCAGTGCGGTATCCAACCGTGAGGCCATTTAAACCACTCTGAAAGTGACGTGGTACGTCACCAACGGTAAAGGTGCGAGTCGTAGGTGCTAGTGAGGGAAAAGCATCCATGGCTAGTACAGTATTGTGCTTTCCAGATCCACTGTAGTGCTAAACCGATTGACACCCGAAGGTTCTATGGTTAGTGGGTTGGCATAGCGCCACTCGTAGCTAACGGGATCAACAGGGATATTGCTGTATCCATCCCAAATAACAGCAGGCAAAGCGAATGATATAAGACTGCCCTGCTGGCCATCGTAATGATTATACAGAAGCGCAATATCAGACTCGACAAGACTGGTGTACGCAAGGGTTAACTTATAAGAAACCTGAAAGCTAGCACCATATAAAAAGCGAGTAGATACGCCACTGGTCCCGACGTACTCCATCTGCGGGAAGTTGCCGAGAACAAAGTTCCTGGAGTTTGGCTTTAGTGCAGGGAAAGTAGCCATTACGTTACTGTAAATGTTCCATTGACAATTTCGTCGTTAATTGTATATACGTCGCTTGCATTTAACGGGAAGTAGGCAGCTTCAATCAAGGTCACACCTTCGCCAGTATAGGTAAGTTTTGTGACTTGGTAATGACCGATTTCAGTACGATTATCTCCAGTGCTATTTATGCGTTGACGTTGTATTTTAATTATATCCGTTGGTTCTAGGATAAGTATGTCATCTAGTTGTGTTGCAAAACTGATGGCATGGGTAGAGTAGCGACGACGTGCCAACTCGTACTTGGCATATTTTGCAGCGTGTGCGGATGTGGTGCAAAAGTCTGTCATATCAAATTGAACAGTTGGCGAGTCGCTAGCTGTCTCGGGATACCGAACAGTGGTTGTGCGCTGTTGACTGATAATAGCTGGGTCAGCATCTCGCCAAAGCACTGAAATACAAACGGGTCTGCGTTCCTCAGCATTGAAGTATTTTTTCTGGAAACTACCAGGCAAAATAGTGCTTTCATCAAAAATATTGTATGCTGTAGATGCTTGCGATCCAGTGTCAATAGTCACGTTAAATGAAACGATAGTAGTTGGTAAGCTAGGGCTTAACTTATACTTCCCACCGCTGGAAATAAACGATAGGAAGAAGCATGGTGCCGTTTTTGTAATGTATTCAATAACGTTAACAGACTGATCAATGATACCGTTAAAGAACATACCTTCTGTATCGTTAAAACTGCTTAGGTATGACATATTGTCTGTGTCTATTGGTGCGGCCAGCGAATCTGTAGAGATACCATTTGCTCGCTTCATTAACGTAAACATATACATAGCCAAGTCGACAAAATAGGAACTCGGTCCGCGTAAATAAACTCCTTCTATAAGTCCGATGCTGTACAAGTCAACTTCTACGCCAGCAAGGAAAAAGACGGATAGCTGTTTGAAATCTGTTGGTATGTTTTCAGCCGCAAAAGGAACATAAGTATTGTTGCTGTTGGGATCCCACAGGTCTTCCTGGATAGAAAGCCATGTGACATCAGAATAATTAGTGAAATTTTTGGTAGCTGGAGGAGAACTAGGCGTCTGATAGGGACTGATTCGCCATTCCTGTACAACTCCATACAGAGTTCCGGTATCAGCGGGAAGTGAAGGGTTTATCTGCTTAATGAGTGTTCCAGCGTTATAGTTAAAAACAACGGGGCCAGTTGAGTATGGAACCGCTCCTGTTGGGGAGGCTAAAGATCCAGCAGACCCGACTACATTTCTTACAGTTGCCAAATCCCAGCCGCCAATTATTGTGCTTCCTGAATACTTAGCATTGGCATACGAATAGGTGCCTACTGGGTTGATGCCTAGGTAAGACCAGTATGCAGCAGTTACATCACCACCTGTAAGGCTATCGTAGACTTCAATATCGCTATTATTGTACCTTATTACTGAATTATCTAGATCCCCTTCTCCTTTTGTAAACTCGGATAGGTAGTAATAATTGTTCTCTATATCCGGTCGCCTAACCGTTCCACCGCTGGTAGTAAGCGTATTCCCCGCAAAAGAAAACACGTCATAATCACAGAAGATTCTATTGCTACCAGCAGAACTGAAAGAAAGAGGACAAACGCTTGGCGCGGCTTGACTCGTAGCACTATCCACATAATTCAGTGCTATAAGAGGACTGGCATCAATTGCATATTTCATGTTTCTATTGCCCACCCATATATCGTCCGCAGTCAAGCTATTAACTACATAACCTTGAGATATTGCAAACACATTTACAGAAACAAATGCTGTTGATCCTGTTTTGACAAGAGCTGGTTGTACCCAGACACCGCCAATGTCATTAAAACGCACTCCAAAAACAATTGGAATTGTATCTCCTGCTTCGGCAACTGCTTGTGTTGCTCCTAAGACAGGTTTTGGTTTCTTGGTTACTACAACTTTTTCACTGTCGCCAGTGGATTGTGAGTTGGCAGTCGCAGATTTATCAGGTTGAAAAGACCACCCAGATACCCATCTTGAACCGTATCCATAACTATATGTTGGATACCAAGTCCCATCACCTTGCTTGTAAGGCGTAGCCGTAAAATCTGCACCCTTACCAATACTCATTACTTTTGGCCTCTGTATTTAACAATGGCATGTTCAATGCCTTGAACAGGCACTAGAAAGTTTCCGTTGTTAATGTATGTAACAGCTGAGGCCCCTTTTAGTTCCACATTTTTATCAGTTATAAATACAACTTTTTCCTCGATAACTCTCAGTTCTACGTTTTCGTACCGTTTACCATCGGCACAAAGTACCTTGAGATCGAATGCCAGTACGGTTTCAGTCATGCGTTCCTCCATTTGTCCAGCATGTCTACCGTTACTTTACGGGTAGGCACCTGGGCATTCAGCTTGTTGATTCCTGGGTTGACGATCCAACTCACAGAAGTCTCGGCTATTGTCGCTTCCATAATACTGCCAATGTAACGGTTTACGAGAAAAGCACTACCAGCATCAAAAGCATCCTGTCCAGCATCTTGTATGTACAAATATGCAATGACAAGGTTGTCAGACGTTAGTGCGGTTTCTGTAATATCCACAATGGATCCTATAGCCACAACCTCAATATCTAAGTCATTC